GTCATTCTTTCCTGGGTCATAAAATTTTTGCCACTTACCATCAACTTGGATTTCGTGAAACCACACTTCTTTGAAGGGGCTTGAGCCATCATTTGTTGGTAAAATTCTTAATCTTTTTTGTCCTTGTTTTTCATTGTCTTTTAAGAGAGCTGCGAAATATTTTTTCATTCTCTCATCTTGAGACATTTTTGAATTAGAGTTTCCTCCTTGTTTTTGTGATTGTTCGTACTGCGCAAGAATTGCGTCTAAAGGATTTGTCGCCATGATTTTTAAAAGTTTTTAATTAGAAAATATTATACACAATAATAAGTGTCAGCCGTGGGTTTGTCAAATAAAGTACTAATATATTTTTTTGAACTTACTCATATCGTTTTCAGGTGTCATTTCATCTTCTCCAAAGTTTCTAAAACTTCTCTTGATTTCATTTGGTGAATAATTTTCAACTTCATCTGAAGTTAAAACATATTCATTTTTACCTGACATTTCCAATTCTCCTTCTTTATCGTCAAAGAATTGACTCAATTTTTGATTAAAAGGACCAGAATCCAAACTTCTTAACTCAAGTTTTTCTTCAGGAGTTTTTACTCGGTATTTTTCTATTTTGGTTTCTAATGTATTAAGCTTGGACATAATTTCATCCATAGTACTTAATTTAGATTCTAATTCATCTAAATGACTAAATAGATTTTCAAAATATTCCTCTTGTTTTTGTTCAACTGATTTTTGACTTTTAACCAAATCAGTTACTTCAACTTCTTTTTTATCATCAATTTTTTCAACATCAGGGTCAGTCTCAACATCAACTTTAGTTGGTTCAGTTCCACCTGTTGGTACTGGTGGAGGTGGTGGAGTTGCACCTTCTGCAGGTGGAAGAGCACCCGCCTCCATACCTGGAATTGCTTCAGGTGTTGGAGGAACTTCACCTCCTGTTGGTGGTGGAGGTAATTCTTGTTCCATTATGTATTTGTTAATTTGACTATGTCTCTTAATCTCGTTGATAATTTTGATGTCTATGTTCATTTTATTAACCATTTAAAAGTTGCTTTATACCTGTAGTGGTTTCAACTTGTATTTTTTTATTTGTTTTTAATGTATTATCTACTCTTTCAATTAGTCCATCTTTCATTCTTATTGTGTAACATTCACCAGTTTGTAAGTCACAAACTTGTTTAGTACCATCACCCATATCTCTTTCAGTTGTTTGGGTTTTTCTACCTAAGTAGTTTTCTAATATATTTTTTACACTCATAGTTTTGTTTTCATATAAATATAACAAATTAGTAAAAAAAATTATCTTTTAGTGTTTGTTGTCCAAATATCATAAGCTTCAGATACAACTTTAGTATAATCGACAAGTGTACCATCTTGTTGTATTTTATTATAAAAAGCTTGTCCTTCTTGGATATTATTAAATCCATTTTCAACAACAAATTTAGTCACAAAATTAATACCCGCTTCTCTATTTGCAAAATTTGTTAATGCGATACTATCCATTCTTGTTGACCATCTTTGGAATAGAAACTCAATATTTTTGTCAAAGTTATCAAATATTAAGAATGGTGTGTTATTATTTGAACAGAAAAATTTACTATTTGTACTGTATGTTGATAAATCACCCCAATCAAGATTAAGAGCCAATCCCATAAAATTAAATCCATAAGCTTGGAATGTATTCGATTGTGTACTTCTACTTCCAATATATAATTTAGCAAAAATTGAAATTGCTAAAACCGCACGATTAATATCTTTACCTTGTGGTGGATTGGTTAATACAATTTCAACAATTCTATCAATTACGTACTGAGCATTTAATTGATTTCTTGTTGGTGTTTCCAAACTAAACTTATCATATCTTGTAATTGTAGTACAAGTCTGATTACTATTAATTGTGTTTGAATTAGTTGCTAAATAAGTTTGAGCTTGACTTGACAATCCTTGGATGTTAGTTGGGTTCTTAGCAGTTTCAGCATCTTTTTCTTGGGTAATAATTTCATTTATTTTACTAATAAGATTAGTTTTTAACGCTTGTAAATAATTGTCAATCTTAGGTAAAGCCGCAGTAGGTTGTCTAATCCCTCTAAAATCAGTTGAAAAGTCTCCAGGAGTTATATTGTGATTTACCTCAAGAATCATATAAGGGCCACTAAACATAGGGACATTTCTAAGGTTAAAATACATAGTTGGTTGTATCAAAGCATTACCAATCATACTAATTTGACAAGTATAACTTCTATTTTTATATAAATTATATAATGATACATTTTGTGTTGAACCTCCTCGGTTTCCACCTTGATTAGCCATTTGATTTAGTATCTCTAAAGATTCGGCGGTCGCCAAACCAGAGTTTTGTCCAACACTAAAGTTTTTAAATACACTTTGATTCTGAGGACCTATATCAACATTGAATCCTACAACTTTATTAGATTTATCCCAATCCTTTTTATCAATCAAATCTTCCATCAAAGGATTATCACTAACTCTTCTTAAATCAAAGGCATCACTTCTAAATCTAAAATCAACATTTTTAACGTCTAATTGTTCACTCGGTTTTCCACCATAAAAACAAACCATCTTTGCTGATGAATTTCTATAATCAACATTCAAAAATGTACCAAATAAAGTATTAGCGAAATCCATAGTACCTTCCAATTTTGGTTTCGGATTTTTTGTTGCTTCCTGTACATTATAAAAATTTACATATGATGGTATGTTCATTACCACAAAATTGTTTTCAATAATGATAGTCTGAACAAACGCTAACATATCAACTTTAGGAGGAATACTTGATAGTGTATCTCTCAATTTAAAAATATCAATTAGAACTTTGTCACCGATATTTCTACTAGCTCTATCCAATAACAATACATCTTCAAATAGAGTTTTGTTTTTAAAATCATTTCCAGCTATCCATTTATCATTAAGAGATTTGAAAGCCTCCCATAGTTCAACCTTTGGCTGAGGTTCACTATTCATTTCAACTATATTTTGTCTTTCAGGACTATTATTAACATCAGGTAAATCTTTTTGTAATTTTGGTATAAGTACATCAATTATTTTACCTTGGAAATCATCCACACCATTTAAATAAGTTGTCATAGCGTCATAAAAAGCATTCAATCCCTTTTTGTTTGATGTGTTTGGTACTGAATCATATGATGGGGGGTCAACTTCTTGAATTATAGTAATAAATTGAGGGTCATTTGGATTGTTTGATGTACTTCCATAAGCCCCAATGATAACCTCATCGAATAAAACTTGATAATTTGTTTGTATAGTTTTAGCTCCTTCAAATAGAACAAGACCATCAGGACTTTTATAAACCGCCCTTACAAAAGGTCCATTTTTTTCAATGAAAATACTGTATGAATTTGCTAAAGTAGCAATTGCAACCGTTGTTGCAGGTTGACTTGGTACAGGTAATGGTGGTGCAATAGTGTTTGTTTGAAACTGATTTAATTTTTGTGTCGCGTATATTTTTATAATCGACGCATATTGTTTGATGTTATAATCAGTAAATGCAACATTTAAATCAATAAAAAAATCAGTAATATATGAACCATTATTAGAATAAACAAGTTGTGGAATTGTAGAAAACCCAACATATGTTTCAAGAGCATCCCAAGCCACAGGATAATTTATCCTAGACGTATTTAATGTAACACTTCCACCATTCGTAGGTAAAGCATTTGGTGTTACAATTGTATATTTGTCCCACTCATATGGGTCAACAAATGGTAAATTTGAAAAAGTATAAAATAACTTTCTATCATAGTTGGATGGATTACCATACTTGAAGAACACATCAAATTCCAAAAATTGTTTAACATAGTTGTTAATGTTCTCTAATTGTTTTGATTGGTATAATGTTACAACTTCAGTACCTGTGTTTCCAGTTATTACAGGTAATTTAAACATTTCCCTCATCAAAGACTGAAAATTTTTAATAAGTTTTTCAGTAAGAGTTCTAGTACTTGGTGTAGTATTATACGATGCCATTCCGATTATTACTAATGGGTCTGATGTTGGTGAAACTACACTTAAAGAACTAGATGATAATATATTATCATTAGCATCATAAAACGATTTTGAGAAATTTAAGAATTCTTTTTCAAACCCATCCAATATTGATTTTTCAAAAACCGATAACATTTCTTCTATTGAGGTGTACCCTCCACTATTAATAGAATAGTTTTCTTGAGTACTATTATTGGTAATAATTCTCTTAAGATAATCTGATGGTGATGGCTTAGATACCCTAGAATTATCATAATAACCATAATTAGGTGAAGTCCAAAAAGTTCTAACTGAACCGTTATGTAGTGAAGTATTTCCAGTTAATTCTATTTTTAAATCGTTATTTTTGAAACATTCGTATTTAGCTTGGTTCAATAAACTTCCGTTAGATGGTATTAAATATGAAAATTTACCATCTAAAGTATTAATTGTTACAGACCAAGGAACAACTCTAACATTTTTGGTTTCACCTAAATTTGACCAACTAATAATTGATTCTGTAACATAATTTAATGTCAATCCAGAATTAAATGCTTCATTAATGTTAGTACTACTATATCCCCCTGTTGGTGGAACATTGGTAACTGAAAATAATGCTGTTGTCGTTGTTTGAGATATGTTTATCTCATAAGTTCCAACACCACCAGTTCCAGTTAAAAACGAAACAATTGTGGTATTAGGTTCTAAATTCAAACCTGATAGAATGTAACCAACTTGTAAAACTCCTCCATTTATTTGGTTAACAGTTAAAGTAGTTCCATTTACACTACAAGCACCATTTATTTGAGTATTTGATTGGATTATTTCGAATCCTTGTAAAAATACATTGAAATCGTTTATAACTTTAGGGTAAAATCCTGTATTAATTATAGCTGAAGTTTGTGTACCTAAAACATTAATATCTTCCAAAATGATATCGATGTTAGCCCCTTTATATGTTAAACTATAAGTCTTAGTTGCGGCTGAAGTCGCTGGGTCATAATTCGTAACACTATCAAAATCTTTCCAAGAATTGTCTAATATATCAATACCACTTTCAGTATACTTTTTGTATCTGTGCCAAATAGAACCTATTTTTAAAACCCAAGCAAATGGAACTTTATGTAATGAACCAAACTTCTTCAATGATGCAAAAATATAATCTAAATCAGTTGGTTGATTGCTTTCGTAAGACTTATATTTTTCTCTTAATGTTGATAATGGTAAACTATTTAAAAACAAATAAGCAGCAGAAACAAAAGGATATTTGTCATAGTTTCTGAAATTCTTAACTCCTTCTTGAATCGCATTAACAAAATAAGGTGTATTAAAAATTGATGTCGTTTGTTCATTATTAACAAATCCACTGTAATTAGAATATCTAACATTTCCTTCAGTTACTAACTGATTTTTAAAATTGTTTATTCTTTCTTTGTAAAAGTTAGTTAAATTAACACTTTGATTTTGCCCAACAGGTTTTGGTTCAGTAACTTGTTTATAAACAAAATTAGTTATAGGTCTTACCTTATCAGGTTCTATCGTTTCAGTAAAATTTGTTATTGTTTTTTTGCTTGTATTATATTTTAAAGTTTTTCTTGTATCAAAACTAGAGTTTACATCAAAAATTGTTTCCCCATCTGCTAAATTAGTTTTAACCCAATTTAGATTAGTAAATGGGAACGTATCTGTAAAATCAAACTTATTTGATGCTGTTGATTCACTTAAAAATTTAATAATTTTATCCTCACCTGAAATCGAAACTTGTGGTTCAGAAATCTTACTTCCAAAAATAAGAGGGTCTAAAAATTCAAATTGACTATTTTCAATTTGATTTTTAATATATTTCGTGTTGAATATTCCTCTTAAATAATTCTGCCAACTTTCACCAACACCACCATTCGAAAACTGTTTTAATATTGTTGTGAAATTGGAAGAATTTAATCCATAATTTTTAAGTTTCTGAATTATATATGGATTGTTATTAGATAAACTATTAACTATATTAATTTTTTCACCTTCAGCTATTAACTCAGTAATTTGTCCAACTTCAGAATTGGTAATATATACTCTTGATAATTTTGAGAAATTTGAAATATAAATTAATCTTTCATAGATTTCATAAAAATATTTAACTTCTTCTTTGTTACTGAACAGTTGGTTAGTTACAGGAAATTCAATAGCATTAAATGTTGTACGTTTAATATCATACATTTCATTATTTGTCGGTCCTAAATCTTTTCTTGGATTTGTTCTTTGTACATATCCCTTTATAAATTCCTCAACAAACTCTATTTCAGGCCAAGCAACATAATCATCCCCACCAGTAACTTTTATTATTGAGTTATCACCAGGATATCTTATTTCATATTTTTCATGACCATTAGTACCATTTGTTGCTAGAATTACTTGAGGCCAAGGATATACAGGTGTATTAATATTATTACCCGAATCTAAATTATCTTGAGATGCACCAGCAACTTCTTTATTGAAAACAACTTGTTTTCTTTTATTATTATCTCTTTGTTCCCAAGCCTTTGTATGGACATCATCCATAAGTCTTAAGAATGCTTCTCCACTCGCAAATATAACCGCCAAAACATTTCTAATATTCGGGACAAATCCAACCCCATCATTACTATTTTTTAGTAAATCGGAAAGTAAATTTGTTATTTGTGTTTCAACAGCTTCTTTTATCTTAATTCTTTCAACTTCCATTTCTTTAGTCAAATTCATAAAACGATTTTGACCTTCAAAAACGAAATATCTTGTTGTTAAAACAATATTACCATTTTTTAAAGTTATATCAGAAGCATTGAATTGATTTGTTTTTGCTAGTTCAGCAGCCAATTCATTAATTTGATTTTGAGTTGGTTCTTTACCTGTACGTTGTCTATATGTTTGTGATAAATCAATGTCCGATACTTTAAGAGTAATATTGAATACTTCAGTAGATATTTTGTTCGGTATGGATGCAGGAACTTTTTTACCACCTATTTCATAACCTGAATCAGCACCTGTTCCACAAGTTTTATTTTCATTGAGTTTACCATTATATTCCGTTACAAGTTTTTGTAACTCACTTAATGCTGTTGTTCTTTTTTCTGAAGTATTTGTTTCCGCATTAAATGTATAAACTTTTGTAACTAGGTCATCTAAAACAAAGAAATTTTTGGTATCCAAATATTTATTAAACCATGATTTTTCACCAGCAGAATATACAAAAACTTTACCTTGATATTCAACTAACTGAGTTCTATACTTCTCC